AGAGCATCTGTCGCTGGCACCGCACCTCAATCAGTTATAAATCCCGCTTTTGCTGCTGGGGATGTAAGCCCAGAGCAAGAAATTGATCTTGAGATGGAGTTGGAGTTTGATCCTCAAGAATTCCAAATAGATTTGGAGCAGATAAAGCAAAGTGCGGCTGCTGATCCAGCACCAACTGATGCTAGTCTTCAGTCCACAGAAGACCTCTTAGGAGACCTTGGCGATTTAGGGGGTGATGAACCTGCCGAAGGCCCAGAGGATGAACTTGGCGGCGAAGAAGAAGAACTTGCCCTCCAAGAAATTATGAATATTTTAAATGAAATAGATGATGAGCAAGTTTTAGAAGAAGAGTTGGTTGTTGATGTGGCCGGAAGTCACAAAAACGGCACATTTGAGACCAACGAAGCAACATTGGGCTACCAACAAGAAATGGAACTGGCTAGAATGGAAGCTACCGAGTATAAAGAAGAGAAAGAAGCTCTACAGAAAAGAATTGAAGAGCTTGATGAGTCTTTGACTCGATCTCAAGCCCAATCAAACGAATTTAAACAAATTATTAATAAGATGGATGAGGTTCTTGAAGAGACTCTTCTATCAAACGCAAAATTGCTCTATAGCAATCAAACTTTAAGCGATGCCTCCTTGAATGAGCGACAAAAACAAAAGATTGTTGAAGCCATCGCCAAGGCAAACACACCAGACGAAGCAAAAAATCTACAAGAGACTCTTCGTACTACAGTGGGCTCAACTAGAAAGTTCAAGCCAAAATCACTTAGTGAGTCAATCCAGAGAAAAGCTACATTATCAGGTGCGTTGCCACGTAAAAACAAGCCAGCCAAAGAGCTTTCATTCGCAGAGCGAATGAGAAAACTTGCTGGTATTGATTAAGACATTACACTATTGGAGGTTTTAACATGTCTATTGTAGAAAAACTAACCGAAGGCATCATAAACCGTGACATGAAAGCAGAAGGACAAGCTCTTCTGAATAAGTGGTCACAAACAGGTTTACTTGAAGGCCTTGAGGGCGAGCATTCAAAGCAGAATATGGCTCGTCTCTTGGAAAACCAAGCAAAAGAACTTCTTCGCGAAGCTAGCACTCTTGGTGCTGGTGATGTAGAAGGTTTTGCTGCTGTTGCTTTTCCAATCGTTCGTCGTGTATTCGCCGGACTTATTGCTAACGATCTTGTTAGCGTTCAGCCCATGAGTCTTCCTTCTGGTCTGATCTTCTTCCTTGACTTTAAATACAATGAAACTCGTCTTGGAAACACTATTAATAAATCCATCTATGGTACTGATGATCTTGGTTCTGAAATCATTGATGGTGTCAGTTTGGTAAATGCGACCTCAAAAGCCGGTTTCGGCGGACCCGGTCGTGATGGTCAAACTGGTTATGCTTATGCTTCACCAACTGGTAGTAACAATTCAGTAATTGCTGCTGGTTCAACTGCTAAAGCTACCGTCTTCTTGTTGGACGGCGCAGTTTCAGAAGCAAACGCAAAAAGAATTCAGTACGATCCAGACCTCTTGTCTCTAACTGACGGCTCTACTGCTGTTATTGTTTTGGATATTGATGTCGATGAGTTCGACTGTGCACAAGGTGACCCAGATTTCAACAACCTTTCACCATTCCTTGTCAACATTACCGCTTCAAATGCGATTACCGGTCAAGGTATGGCTAACCCACCTCAAATTCGCAGATTGACTGATCGTTTGGCTGCTGCTGATTCTCAAACAAGTGCTGCGGCTATCAGATTTGTATATCACGATACAGGTGGTAGTGCTACTGCTAATGCTTCTGCGAACATTGTTCATCAGCTAGCTACTGCTGACACTATTTATCCAATCAAGGATCAAATTGATAACGTCGGAGCTTCTATCCCCGGTGCTGTTGTGGGTGACTTGTTCCCTCTTGAGAACAACGAAAACATTCCAGAGATCAACATTGATGTTAGCTCAACCGCGATCACCGCTCAATCCAAAAAGCTAAAAGCTAAGTGGACCCCTGAGCTTGGTCAAGACTTGAATGCTTATCACAATCTTGATGCTGAAGTTGAGTTGACTTCTATCCTTTCTGAGCAAATTGCTCTTGAAATCGACCGCGAGATCCTCGCTGATCTTGTAAACGGTGCTACTGCTGGTACTTTCTACTGGTCTCGTTCACCCGGTCTTTTCGTTAACCGCGAAACTGGTGCGGAATTGGGCGCTACTGCTGCTGCTCCTGACTTCACCGGTACTGTTAGCGAATGGTATGAAACTCTCATTGAGACCATCAATGATGTTTCTGCTCAAATCCACAGAAAGACTCTCCGTGGCGGTGCTAACTTCGTAGTTTGTTCTCCAGAAGTTGCTAACGTCCTTGAGTTCACCTCTGGATTCCGCGCTAACGTCACCGCTGACGCTGATAAAGGCGACATTGGTGCTGTTAAGGTTGGTGCCCTTAATCGCAAGTTCGACGTTATGGTCGATCCTTACTTCCCAAGAAATGTACTCTTGGTTGGTCGTAAGGGTAACTCATTCCTCGAAAGCGGATACGTATACGCACCTTACGTGCCTCTACAAACCACACCTACTATCTTCGGACCTGAAGACTTCGTACCACGTAAAGGGGTAATGACCCGTTACGCGAAGAAGATGGTTCGCTCTGATATGTACGGGTTGGTTATCGTTCGTGGACTTGCTGGAGAGAGCGGCGCAAGCTAATCTAAACCAGTAGGTTAAAAAGATACCCCCTTCCATTTTGGTTGGGGGTTTTCTTTTTCGGACGACTATTTACTAATGATTGCGAGTTAAACGCAAAACATTTTATTGAATATAGGAGATTATATAAATGGCTAAATTAGGAAGATACTCTGCGGATAGAAAGAAAGTTAAAGAACTTACCGCTGCACACACTGTAAGTGTAGCAGAATGTGGAACATATTTTATGCTAAATTCTGCCACAGAGTTTGCTGTAACTCTACCAAATGCCTCAGAAGCTGGATCAGGCTGGTGGGCTAGATTTTATGTTGTATCAAGACCGCAATCTGCCGACTATACAATCGAAGCTACTGTTGCTGACGGCGATAACATGTATGGCGTTATTTTGTCAGCCGAAGATGCTGCGGGTTCCGGAGATACTACTACTGGTGGTGCTGTCGATGTAATTACTTTTAAAGATGGTAAAGCAAGACAAGGCGACTTCGTTGAAGTTATGACAGATGGTACTAACTGGTACACGTATGGTGCTGCAACCGAACAAGATGGAATCACTTACGACTAATCAATAATCTCCACAACATTAAGACTAAGCTCACCTCGGTGGGCTTTTTCTATTTGAGACTAATTATTTAACAAAAAGGAGTTACCATGGCTAAAAGATCACAACGCCTCAGAAGACAGCGAAGAATTGAAAGAATGAGGGCCAGAGAACAAGAAGCAAAACTAACCAAGGTTGTTGAAGACAACTCGGTTGTGCTTGAGCGAATGAAGAATGTGTCAAATTCTTGTGACAAAATTTTACAAACCTTTGAACCAACATTTAACGCTCTTGCGGATACCCCAGAACCCGAGGTTCCCGAGGTCGAAGAAGATATTGAGGTCAGGGCACCAATGCTAAAGATGTCAGAGCCTACACCAGAATTAAAAGAAACCCCAAAGGAAAAGCCCAACTTTAAGAAAATGACCAAGAAAGCGCTCATTAACTTGGCAAAAGACATGAACATTAAAGTATCAACAGGAATGACAAAGGCAAACATTGTAAAAGCCATTGAAGCCGAACAATAGATATCAGACTATTTACACTAGACCGGAGGTTTCATGAATGTCATTACCAACTTTAACACCAACTTCAACAACTAGCGCCATAATCTTACCAAAGACAGTCTCCTTTGACGGGTCTTCCCCAGAAGATTCAGATGTGGCAAAAGCCTGCCCTATAGGATACTACACTGGTTCTGCTGCTTTTGTAACCGGAGCTATTTCTCAAGTTGCGTACACATACAAGAAGCTTGGCGGTGAAGTTCTAGATATAGAGTTGACCTCTGGTAGTGTATATGCGAACTATGAAGAGGCAGTATTAGAATATTCTTATATTGTCAACCTTCACCAGTCAAAAAATGTCCTAGGACATGCTCTAGGGTCCTCAACCGGGTCGTTTAATCATCAGGGAGCAAGGACCGATGATGGCACAAAGAATATTGAGCTAAAGTATCCAAAATTTAAATTTGAATCAACTTTTAGAATATCTGATGTGTTTTCTACACATGCTCTTGTTGGTGGCACAACGCCAATATATTCTGCTTCTTTCGAGAGTGTTTCAAATAAGCAAGATTATGACCTTCAGTCAATAGTAGAGGCTCTCGACACTGAGGGAGGCTATCCATTCTCTGGTAAAGTGGGCAATAAGCGCGTTTCAATCAAACAGGTGTACTATATAACCCCTAGACAGATGTGGAGATTTTACGGGTATTACGGCGGTTTAAATGTGGTTGGTGATATGCATACGTATGGTCAATATGCCGATGATTCAACCTTCCAAGTTATACCAGCTTGGCATAACAAGATGCAGGCTATATCATATGAAGACCACCTCTATACAAGAACAAGCCATTATTCCTATGAGGTTATAGATAACAAGCTAAGAATATATCCAACACCAGACAATGTTTCCCCTGAAAGGTTCTGGTTTAGGTTCTCAGTTTCTGAGGAGCCATTTACAGACGAAGGTGAAGGGGGGCAAAATGGTGTTAACAATATGAATACACTTCCCTTTGAGAATATAGCGTATGAAAGTATTAACTCCATAGGTAAGCAGTGGATTAGAAGATTCGCCCTTGCCCTTTCAAAAGAGACTCTAGGGCAAATCAGAGGTAAATTCGGTGGGTCTATACCGATTCCCGGAGATAATATAACACTCAACGCTTCAGATTTGCTATCTCAGGCTCAGAGCGAGCAGGATAAGCTAAGAGAAGAGCTTAAAACACAACTAGAAGAGATGACATATCCAAAACTAGTCGCACAAGATAATGAAATGTCTGAAAACGCTAAAAACGTCTTAGCTGATGTTCCTCTTAAGGTTTACGTAGGATAACGAGATGTCAGATAACAAGTGGAAAAAACCAGAACAGCCGCCACCTCCTTTATTCTTAGGAGAGAAGGAAAGAGATCTTGTTAAACAGGTTAACGATGAGATAATCGAAAGAGTAGTAGGGCAGCAGATCCTTTATTTCTCTATTGACGTACAATATACTAATTTTCACCCTCTTTACGGAGAGGCAATTGAGAAGACTTTTTTGCCACCCATAAGAGTTCATGCTCTTGTCGAATATCAAGGGGTTGAGAGTACCTATGCTTCGAATATGGGAGTTGACAAGCTAACAAAGATTAATGTTAAGTTTCACAAAAGAAGATTGACCGAAGATCAGGACTTGTTTGTTCGTGAAGGAGATTTTGTGAGATATGGTGATATTTTTTATGAGATTGTAAAGCTTATGGAGCCAAAACTATTATTCGGACAACCTGAACATCGATTTGAGATACAAGCAGACTGTATCAGAGCAAGGGACGGACTATTCAATGCCAGCTAAGATAAAAAAGAACGTAAAGCCATCAACAATTGAAAATATAGATACAGGCTTTTACAATTGGGTTAAAGATTTTGTTAATATATCTCTTAATACTAATGATGGTTATAAGAAGGTTCCTGTTTTGTGGCTAGGGGCAGAAAGAGCATTTCAAGTTAAGAGCAACCAACTTACAAGAGACAGCGCTGGTAAGTTAATTATGCCGCTAATAACGGTCCACAGAGATTCAATTTCAAAAGACCCCGGATTTAAGGGCACCTTTCAAGCTCACTATGAGGAAACAAATATTGGGGCCGGAGGTGGGTCGATTATTGTCCACCAAGAGATAAATCAAGAGAAAACTAACAACTTTGAAAACTCTGAAAAATCAAAAATACTAAAAACTCCAAACGCTAGCTCTACAGATAGGCCGGCGTTCAAAACTGTAAGAAGAACTGTATATAATAATTATATGGCGCCTGTTCCAACCTATATTACTGTTATGTATTCAGTTACACTCAGATCGGAGTATCAACAGCAAATGAATGACTTAATGACTCCATTTATTGTTACCACTGGGCAAATAAATGGATTTATTTTTAGCAATGAAGGTTGGAGCTACGAAGGGTTTATACAACAAGACTTTGCTGAAACCAAAAATTTAGATAATATGGCTGAAGAAGAGCGCATGTTTGAAACTAAAGTTCAAGTAAAAGTTTCTGGTTACTTGCTGGGTGACCCCAACAACAGGGATAAGCCAATTATAACTAAAAGAGAGACCATAGTCAAGGTAGAAATAGGTTCGGAACGAGCTATTATTGGCGATCCTTTTATAAAAAGATAGAAATTAAATCGTTTTTTCATTAAAATGCGTTTGCAACGATATAGCACTATTTAGTTTAGATAAAATCATAGGAGAATTATATAAATGGCCATTACAGATTTCGATTTTAAATCACCCGGTGTTCAGACAAGAGAAGAAGACCAGTCTACTTTCCCATTAACAGAACCAGATCCGGGCGTTATTATTATAGGCACCGCTCCTGCGGGCCCCGCTATGCAGCCAGTTATCATTAGAAATAAAGATACTTTGGAAACTATTTTTGGGTCTCCGCAAAGTGCCGAATCATCGCAACCCTCAGACGACACCTATAGATACGGTAACGGGCAAATGCCAACATATGGCCTATATGCTGCCAAGGCATGGCTTTCCAGTGGAGAATCCCCTGTAACTTTCATTAGATTGCTGGGACAAGATAGTGATAATATCGGTGGATCATATACTTATGCGGGATGGAACCTTGGAGGAGCTAGTTTTAGTGGAAATGTGGCAGCCAATACAACGGCATATGGTATATTTGTTATGCCGTCAGCATCAGCCACCACTAATGTCACCGGAACGTTAGCCGCAATTGTATATGCCAAGTCGGGTGCTGTTTCTCTTAGTGGTGAGGTTCTTGGAGACCCTACGCAAACCACCTCTTCGGCATGTACTCTTATAAAATCAGTGGCAAATACTAACTCAACGACTTTTAACATTGAAATATGGTCAGACCAGACGACTAAAGAAACACATACAATTGATTTGGGTGTC